TTGTTGCCTTTATATAAGGAGGTGTGTTTATGGCAAAAAAGTCAACATTGTCTGAAAGAGGCAAATTCAAAATTGAAATAACCTCCGCTTTATATAAAAACAAGGATATTCGAGAAATGATTTGCGGTGATACCACCGGCAAAAGCACTTCCGAAATCGCAAAGGAATTCAAAAACTATGTGAAATCACACTTGTTTATTGACGATACAATTACTGAAACAAAAACATATATCTTTTATGATGTGATATTCCCCAGTTTGCATACTCAAACGAAAGAATGCAATGTAATTATGTATTTAATTTGCCATCGTGATATTCTTGACGATTATGCAAAAGAGGGTTACTACGGAAATAGAACAGATGCTCTGTCTCAAATGGTAGTTGATTCGCTCATAAATGATAAAGAAACAGCAAATTCATTCGGAATTGGTGAACTTACATTGGATAGCGTTGATGTTTACAATTCCCAAAGAATGTATGGGTGCGAACTTCGGTTCAGCGTACCCTCATTCAAATAATGCGTTTAGATTACGGAACGCAATTAAGTCCGTGTCCGATTTCGCTATCAATCGGAACAATCAGAAAACCAACATTAAAGGACATCGCCACCATATCTTTTGAAAAATTTATGCTCTTTGAGGTTTTTACAAAATTATCTCCGAGTGCATACTACGAGAAAATTTCGTCAAGCAATTCATATTGGGATTCTTTGAGTGAAGATGAAAAAGATGAAACGACTATGTATAAAGTCATTATGAATGACGAAAGAGTGCGAAATATTTACATTGATGTTCTTAATTTCTTCTTTGTGGAAAAGGTTATCTACAAAGAGGGATTTTTTGTTATTCTCCAAGAAAACGCAGATGAGAATAAACTAATTCCTGAAATGGTTCGTGGCGTTATTCAGGAATCGACCTTTTCGCAAGTGCTTAATATCATTCAGCAAATCTGTGGCATTGAGAGCGCAGAAGATGAATCTATTGAAAACTTAAAGTTCAAAAATGCAAAAGCGAAAAGGCTTTATTTAAGAATGCTAAAAGCGCAAAAAGAACAAAAAAAGCAAGCAAAGAACGATATAAATTTGTCGATACCAAATATTATATCTGCCGTTGCAAGCAAACACCCATCTTTGAATTTGACTTCAATTTGGGATTTGACTATCTTCCAGTTGCTCGACAGTTTTAGTCGTTTACAAGCAAATACTGTGTATGAAATTGATTCTACTCGTGTGTCTGTTTGGGGTGATGAGAAGAAAACCTTTGACCCTGCGCTTTGGTATAAAAATATATATGATAAGAAATAACCTATCGTAAGATAAGACAAAATAGGAGGAATAAAATTATGCCAGAACTTAATAAGGCGAATAGACAGGTCTGTGACGTAGACATTCGTGTTTTGAAAACACTTGCTCCTTTCTTATTCCTTGACACCGCTAACACAACTACTGCTGGCTTGACTGGCGATGCTGTTTATGCGAGAGCAAAGGGATTGAGAGCAATCGCTTTCCATAATCCCCTTGAAGGAACTATGACTGTTGAAGCGCAGGTATTGCCTTTCAGAGTATATGCACTTTTCTCTGATGGTACTATCGAGTCCAAGGGCGTTCAGGCTGTTCACAAGACTATTGTTGCAACAGACAGCACAATCAGTATTGAGGAAACATCCGGCACTGTAAGAGCAGGTACGGTATTCGTTTATCCCGCTGGCTCTTTTGGTGATGAGAGCGCAGCAATCGCAGGTACTTTCGCAGGTGGTACTTTCACACCTACCGAGACTTCTGCAATCACAGAAGATGCAGAGTACGAGGTTGGTTATATTGTTGACCGTACCGCCGGTGTTAAGAGAGTTTCTTTCAACAACAAGAAAGTTCCCAAGGATTACTTCATCACTATGAACACTGTTGAGAAAGACGAGGAAGGTACTCTTACTCCTTATATCATCACTGCATATAAGGCTGCTATTGAGAGAAACCTTGAACTCTCCTTCAGTTCCGAGGGCGACCCTGCTTCCTTAACTATTACTTTCAATCTGCTTGCAGATAAAGATGGTAATGTTATGGACATCATGGAAGATACCGAGAACGCTGAATAAGCATACATATAATTACAGCCATAGTGTACAAGCACTGTGGCTGTTTTTATGAGAAAGGACAATTTAATGACAAAAGAATGTACTGTTCTTCTCAACAATAGTGCTGTTACCGTTGTTAAATTCGGAGAGGTCGAGGTACAACTTCCCTCAATTCAGCGTGATGCTAAAAAGGTTTTTGTAAAATTTGAAAACGACAGATATGCCGTAGTTGATAAATTGGATGAACCAGAGGTTCAGACCAAGAAGAAATCGAAGAAAACAATCGTAGAAAATGACATTGGCGACAATGAGCCTATTGTAGAGAATAAATAATCTGATTGTATTGTAGTTAAATTAGGAGGCAGACTCAATACGATACATTTTGAGTTTTTGCCTCCTTATTTTTACCGCATTACTGGGAGATACAGAAATGAACAAAACATTGAATTTTGAAACATTGGACGAGGCTTTCGAGTGTTATGGTCGAGATAATCTTGTTCCGATTGATTTCATTAAACAACAGATATTTTATGCGAAACACGGTTGCCAGCCTAAATTTATTTGGGAAAAAGAGGGCGAACCCGGAAAATTAACTTGCTGGTATCTCAAAAGCGAAACAAATTTCGTGTATAAGAAATGGATTGAAAATCGCCCGACAAAATGAGGGATTTTTATGAGTAAAAATGTAGGGAAAGTCTTTGAATCACAATTATTAAAATCAGTTCCCGACTATGCCCTGCTTTATAGATTGCAAGACCCCGCCCAATCGTTTGGCGGGAGTTCAAATTTGCGATTTAGTTCAAAGAACCCATTTGACTATTTAATGTGGGATTCTAAAAGACATCGTTTATATGCTCTGGAAGCAAAAACGGTTAAAGAGAAATCAATCTCTTTCGAGAGAGACAAGGAAGATAAAGGCGTGATACACGCCCATCAGATTAAAGGTCTCAACGAATGGAACAAGTATGATGGCATTACTTGTGGATTTCTTATTGAATTCAGAGCGTTAGAAAAAACCATATTTCTTGACATTAAGGATATGAATATGATTATGAATGCCATACAAAAAAAGAGTTTTACTTTGTCGGATTTGGAATTATTAAATATTCCTTTTTTTGTTATTCCGCAAAAGAAAGCAAGAACACGATATACATATGATTTGGATTACTTAATGTCAAACCTATAATCGAAATCGAATAAATGAAGAATTTTTGGAGGAATTAAAATGAACGATAAAAAGATTGTTGTAGAAACAAAATTGTCTATGACCGACTACATTTCTTTGGTCAACGCTATTGCACTTGAATACTTTGATGAGGACGGAAGTTATCACCCTTATATTGGTGAGTTGAACGCTATGCGTTTGTTCTGGAATCTCTGTGTTAAAGAGAGCCATCTTGATAGTGAAGAACTCGGACACGATTTACATACTATCTTGGATATTGAGGACATTGTAGCCGATGACGAGTTTATTGATGCATATAATGCAGCAATTTGTGATTGCACGAAAGTTGAGATGACTTTTGGCTGTGCATACAATGCCGCAAAGGATATGGTAAACCATCGTAAATCTTCACTGACCAATGTTGTCGATATGATTAAGGGTACTTTTGAAAACCTTATCAACACCCTCGGTTCTGTGGCTACGCCAGAAAATATCGCATCGTTGACAAAGATTGTAAAAGAGGTATCAAACGGAACTGATTTGAACAAGGTAATTGCCGAGTATGGCAAAGGTTTAATCATTAAAAATAAATAAAGGTGATGTAAATGAAATCTGCCAATAATATGCAGGAATTAACGCAAATGATATTGAAAGAGATGGAGTTATGTATGCAAGAAGCATCACAGGAAGCCAAGACCGCTATGGATAGCGAAATGGATAACTTCTATACTTCTAAAAAACCAAAAGTATATAAGAGAACAGGAGAAATGAAGAAAACACCGAAGGTAACTCCCATTGCAACGCAAACTACAAGTCCTGTTAGTGGTTCTGTATCATTCGAGGCATACTTGGAAACAAGTCATAGATATACGAGCGGAAAGAACCCTACAATGAAGCAAGTTCTTGAAGTGGCAGAAAATCACAACCAAGCCTCTTACTATAAACTTCGTCCTCCAGTGGGTCGCCAAGGCTTCTGGAAACGCTCGGAAGAAGAAATTGGTAAAGGCTTAAATAGAGCCTTACGAAAAAGGTTCAAATTGAAATACAATAAAAAGTAAACCCAAAAGGAAGTGATATTATGGCAAAACAAACTGAAGGTCGTTCCACAGTTTACAATAGCATTACATCCGAAGATAAGTTGGAGCAGGTTTGTGAAGATAACTTACAACTCGAAGATGACTTTCTGGAATATCTCACTTCCACAGATAGAGCAAAATCAACAATTAAACAGTACAAGGCGAATTTACACGTCTTTTGGTGCTGGAATTTAGAATTTAATAAAAATAAGAGTTTCGTTGAATTAACAAAGCGTGAGATTACAAAATTCCAAAATCACGCACTCAATGTGTGGAATTGGTCTCCAAGTAGAGTTAGAACCGTTAAGGCAGTTATGCGTTCTTTGGAGAACTACATAATTACTATCTTGGATGATGAATACCCAGACTATAAACAAATTTGGAACAAAATTGAGTCGCCGGCAAATGAGGCGGTTCGTAAGAAAACAGTATTCCAAACTACTGATTTACAAACTTTACTTGACAAATTAGTAGAAAGAAAGGAATACGACAAGGCTTGTATGCTCTCTCTCGCTATGAATAGTGGTAGACGAAAAGCCGAACTTATTCGTTTTAAGGTTTCGTATTTTGATGACGAAAACTTAATTTGTAATGGAGCGTTATACAAAACACCAGAAAAAGTAGTCACAAAAGGTAGAGGTCAAAGAGGTAAATTGCTTGATATTTATATTCTCGCAAAACAGTTCAAACCTTATCTTAATTTGTGGCTCAAACAAAGAGAAGAATTGGGAATTACAACCGATACGTTATTCCCAGACTATGTTGACGGAAAATATGTTGACGAGAGCATTGGTATTTCTACTATGAACTCGTGGGCAAACACATTTTCGAGACTTATTGGACAACCTTTTTATTTCCATAGTGTTAGACACTATTTTTGTACCAGCCTTTTAGAAGCAAATTTACCAGAGGGAATCGTTCAAGACATCATTGGTTGGAGTAGTTCTGATATGCTCCGTATTTATGATGACCGTGAACTTGATACTCAATTCGATAAATACTTCGGAGAGGATGGAATTAAGAAAACAGAACAGAAGGGATTATCTGATTTATAATATGAAAAAATTATATTGCTGTTATAGTGTTTCGTTAAGAAACTTTTTATATCAAAACGGTATTAAATATGAAATATGTGCCGTAAATCCGAATAGCCAAGCAATGTTTTGGGTTTATATGAGAAATGAAAAATTAGATAAGTTACTTACTATCTGGTCTAACGAGAAACGTTAGGCTTTTATTTATGTCAAATCTCGGAGGTATATATGTTAAAGAAAGATTTAATAAGAGTAGGAATGAAGTTCAATGAACTTACTGTGTTGGCGATTGACGAAAGAAATAAGTCATGCACTTGCCGATGCAGTTGTGATAAAGAAACAACCGTGCGTATTTATGATTTAATAAGTGAAAACACAAAATCTTGTGGACATCTCAAACACAATCCTCAACAGAAGAAAATGAGAGAAAGATTATTAAATCGTGAATTTGGAAATTTAACTGTTGTTTCGATTGATGAGAACAAACAATATCAAGGTGGAAAACATTTATATTACATATGTAAATGTGGTCTTTGTGGTCAAACAAAATCTGTTAGAAGTTGTGATTTAACTTCTGGCAGAGTTGTTGATTGCGGCTGTAACAAATCAAAACGAATTTCAAATGGTCAAATTATAGATTTATCAAATAAGGAGTTTGGTCATTTGAAGGTGTTAGAAAAAGATAATTGCTCTAATCAAAAGCCAGGCACTCATGCTCGTTGGGTTTGTAAGTGCAATTTGTGTGGACGAACCGAAAGTGTTTCTTCTGCAATGCTCTTACAATATGGCAAGGATAGGTGCAAAATATGTGCCGGCATTTCAATGGGTGAGAAAAAGATTTATGAGATATTAACCGAAAACAATATCCCATTTATTCACGATAAACCATATTTGGATTGCAAGTGTGAAGATACAGGCGGTTATCCAAGATTCGATTTCCGCATTAACCAATTCTCTGATTGTGATTATATGATTGAATTTGATGGTGAACAACACTACAAGCCAATCCCGATGTATGACAATTTCCTCTCATTCGAGAGTCGAATTAAAAGAGATAGATTCAAAAATCAATGGTGCAAAGACCACAACATTCCTATGATAAGAATTCCATATACTCGTCTCAAAAAGTTGAGTTTGGACGATTTGAGATTACAAACCACAAACTATTTAATTAAGTAAAGGAGTTAATCATGAAAAAGTTTTTTGAAAAGATTAAAGCCAAACTCGCAAGCGTAGATAAAGGCACGATTATTCGTACCGCTACTTTAATTCTCGCTATTGTAAACCAAGTAATTGCCGTTATCGGTGCATCTTCTTTCGCAAGTGCTACTTGGTATCAGATTCTCTCTATCGTAGCAACTATCGTTGCCGCACTTGTTAGTGCTTGGGAGAACAACGACTGGACTTATTTCGCAAAACTCGGAACTGGCGTTCTTGATGCCCTTGAAGATGGTAAGATTACCGTTGACGAGGTTCAAGAGTTGCTTGATAAGAACAAAGAAGAAACAGCCGAAACGAAATAATTAAAGCACCGCCTAACGAGCGGTGCAATTTTTATTAAATAATAAGGAAACGGAGGTTAATAAATTTGTCTAATTTTAGTGCAAGAGTTATTGCGGATTTAGACACTTCTAAAATACCGTCTCAACTAAAAGATATAACAAAGAAGCATCCGCTTGTACTCAACAACTTCACACTGAATACAAAAGGGCTTCCGTCACAAATCCAAGCGGTATTAGATAGCCACAAGTTTACTATTCATCTCGGAAATATCAAAGGTGAAAACATTGAAAGTCAGTTGGGTAGGCTTGGTGGCAAAGCGTCAGAGGCATTTGCAAGTAGAATCAATGCAAAGTTGAATAGCGGCGGTATTGAATCTGCAATAGCGAGCGTCACTGCGAAGTTTGAAAAATTTGGTGCTTCTGGTCATTCAAAATTATCAGTAATCAAAGCCGATATAGAGAAATTAAATGAATTATCGGCAAAAATGAATACATCTGGTGATGATACGGAAAAACTTATTTCTGCTTATACGGAATATGAGACCGTTTTGAAAAGAGTAAAGAACAATCTTACAACGGTTGCTGTTCAATCAAGCAAAACCGCATCTGCTCTGCAAGTCGATAAACTCACAAATAGAATGCAGACTTGGCTACATAATAATTCTGCGGCAGCCAAAAAATGCGGTTCAACTATTCAAAATTTGATAAAAAGGTTGGACGGACTAAATCAAAGCGGTAAATTAACGGAAGCAGAATTAAAAAAGATTGAAAAAGAGTTTGATGATGTAACTACTTCCGCAAAACTTGCAGATGCAACGGGCAAAAAATTTGGAAGCACATTTGTAAACTCATTTAAGAGTATATTAAAATATGTTTCTGTATCAACTATAATTTATCAGTTAATTAACGCCTTTAAGCAGATGTACAATAACGTTTATAATATAAACACTGCTATGATTGAACTTAAAAAAGTTACAAACGAAGCAGATGCGTCTTATGATGCGTTTTTGGATAATGCGGGCAAGAAAGCACAAAAACTTGGAACAACAATAAGTAATTTAGTTGAATCAACTGCTGGTTTTGCAAGGTTGGGATATGGAATAGATGAAGCAGAAAAACTTGCAGAAGTCGCAAATATATATACTGTCGTTGGTGATGATATAGAATCGGTTGAAGTGGCAACACAAAGTATTGTTTCCACAATGACTGCGTTTAATATAGAGGCAGATGAAGCAATTCGGATTGTTGATAGATTTAATGCTGTTGGCAATAATTTTGCAATTTCATCTGGTGGAATCGGAGAAGCACTTCAAAGGTCAGCATCTTCTCTTGCTGCGGCAAACAACACGCTCGACCAAAGCATTGCTTTAATCACGGCAGCAAACACAGTTGTTCAAGACCCTGATGCTGTTGGCACGGCATTCAAGACAAAATTTTTTTCTAAATTGTCTTTATGTACAGAAATGTGCATAGTGAACATATTTAATTGCAGGTAAAGTGTAAAGCCTTGCACCACAATAATGGAGAAATCACGTTATGATGGTACGAAAGTAGAAACAACGCAAGGATGGTATATGGTCAAAAACCTAATTACTATTACAATCACAGTTCTTGCAGCGAAGCACCCTAACGTTATACATAGACCATATGTTATTAGTCGAGGGTGAACGTTCAACGACTATCCCCAAGTCGGGTTACAGACTTTGAGAATAAGGGCGGAAATCCCGAATATCTGTAACATTAGGAGTACGGCTTAATCGCAAATGAAGTCAGTGAAAATCTGTTAAATGGAAAAGGTATGACCTCTATCTATATTAGATGTGGTTAAGAAATAGTCTACTCTCATATGAAGGTATGAGTATTGTTAAACTTTTTGACACATATTGATGGATAAAAGAAAAATATATACAGAAGATGATTATATAAGAAAATGCAAAGAATTTCATAGGAACTCATAAAGAGAGTCTGAAAGGAACAACAATAATTGATTATGTGTGTAACAAGCACAAAGAAAAAGGAATACAATCTCGTGATTGGTCTCACTTCAAAGAATATAAAAAGAGTTGCCCTTATTGTTCTGGAAGATACAAAACGACAACAGAAATTATTCCTCTTATTAAAAATAAAGATGTTGAATTGATTTCCGAATATTTAGGAAACGAGAAACCAATCACTTGCAAATGTAAGCAATGTAGTAATATATGGACTACTCTCCCGAAGGTTCTTATGACAAATGGCTCTGGATGCCCAAAATGTGGCAAACAAAAGGCAATTAAAGGAGAAACAAAAACTCATAGTGATTTTGTTTTAGAAATGGCAAAGGCAAATCCAAATATAGAAATTCTGGGAGAATACAAAAACACTCATCGAAAAATACAATGTAAGTGTAAACTTGACAATGCTATATGGCTTGGTTATCCAGCAAATTTATTAAATAAAAGCGCAGGATGTCCGGCTTGCAATATGTCAAACTCTGAAAGAGAAATGCTTGACATTTTGAAAAAGTTAGGATTTAATGTAATTTCCCAACATACTATTGATGGGTGTGAATATAAATCAAAATTAAAATTTGATGCTTTTGACATTGATAAAAACATTGCTTTTGAATATAATGGAGAGCAACATTATAGACCAGTTGATTTCGCTGGTAAAGGAGAAAAATGGGCAAAGAAACAATTACAATTAACACAAAATAGAGAAAAGGCAAAAATTGAATTTTGCCATAAAAATCAGATTCCTATTATCATAGTACCATATTGGGAAAGAGATAATATGGAGTCTTTTATTATATCTGAACTTAAAAAGATTGGAGAGAAAAAGGTTTAACAATAAGATATATGTTGCGAATATATCTAAATATATGGAATTTCAATGCGTATCCGTGCCGCAAAAACAGAGTTAGAGGAAGCCGGTCTCGAAACAGAGGGAATGGCTAACTCAACCGCAGAGTTACGGAAAGAAATAATGGAGTTGTCTGGTGTCGATATTATGTTGGACGAAAACACGTTCAAATCGACATATGATATACTCGATGAATTATCAGAAAAATGGGATGAACTCGAAGATATTGAACAGTCAAGCATTATCGAGTTGATGGCAGGAAAGAGACAAGGCAACGTTTTCTCGTCCTTAATGTCAAACTTTGATATTGCTCGTAATGTTTTAGAAACATCAGAGGATTCTGCTGGTTCTGCTATGCTTGAACACGCAGAGCAAATGGAAAGTCTTGAAGCAAAAACCAAACAATTCCAAGCCGCTTGGGAAGAACTTTCTCGAACATTTTTAGATGACGATTCTCTCGGCAAACTGATTGACCTTGGAACAGATTTCCTTAATGTGCTAACTTGGATTGTTGACAATCTTGGTGCAATGGGAACTGTTATTGCTGGTATTGGACTTGCCGCATTTATTAAGAACTTCGATTAACCTATTAAGGTTGCACATTACTTCCTACATAATGTCGGTCTACTATGGGAAAAGAAATATCATTATGGCGATACTATAATTCCGTAGGATGAAGGTTCTAAAATACAAAGAGGAAAAATTGCTTGAATCTATAACACTTGCTCCACTTCCCTATTGGAAGTAACCGAAAAACAAGGTAAATAAGTCAAATCGTTAGCACACGAGGGCAAGTTTTCTACGGCTAAAAAATAATGCCGGACAGATATACAATTAGTAACGAGCAGCGCACTTGTTAGCCAAACTGGTTTAATCATATAATCCGATAGTAACAATCGTGAAAGCGATGTCGGGATAAAGATTTTTATAACAAGAACGTTCAGAGAGTACCATTCCTCATAGTAAATAAAAGCCAGATTTTATTTGCTATTAAGGCATACTCCACGTGCTAAAAATCACTATCACAATTACCACAATGCCATTGTTTCGTGGTTTTACCAATGGCAAAAATACCAAAAATAGCAGTCAATCCTGCTTTTTGCGTATTTGTTATTTTAGATACGCTTGTTGAATTACAATAAGGACAGCGTACTGGTTGGTATGTTTCAGCCGTTTTCATAATAAGGTCTTTATAAAATGTTCTCTTATTACAAAAGGTACACATACCATATTCATAATTTTTAGATTTTGTAACCTCCGATTTATTGTTTCCGCAATATGGACACTCAAAATCTATTATGCTCTTTTCAATATCCATCTTATATGCCTCCTTTGAAATTATATACATATTATATCAGATTATTTTCTAAATGTCAATAGAATTTTTAGAATATTTTACCGTTTATTGATTGTGCGATTAAGTAAAGTAGGAAGTATAATCAAAGCATCTGATTATATGCAAGCGTCTAATGCAATAGATGCACTTTCAAAGTCAACAAAGGGACTAACACAAGAACAAGCAATCCATTATGTTTTGAGAAGCAAGTTGACAGATGAAGAAAAAGAGGCATTATTAGTAAAGGCGGGATTAACCGCAGAGGAAGCAAAAGCGGCTGTGGCTGCTGGTGCATCTGCAACGGCAACAGGTGCGGCTACCGTAGCAACAAGTGCATACAATGCCGTAACAGGAATTGCAACAACGGTTACATATGCTTTTAAGGGAGCATTAGATGCTATTGCTGCACATCCAATCGTAGCAATAATTGTTGGAATCATTTCTGTCTTATCTTTGCTTGTTACACAGTATAAAAAAGTAAAACAAGCAGCAGAGCAAGCGGCAGAAGAACAGTATCAATTAACCAAGAAAGCGGCTGACGAAGCAGCGAGACTTGGTGATGAAATTACAAATCTTACTGACCAATATCTCGAATTATCAAAGGAAGTTAAAACAAATAACAATAGAAAAACGGATTTAATTAAGACCGAAAATGAATTGTTGAAACTTTTAGGAGTTGAACAAAAAGAACTTGACGGTCTTATTGAAAAATACGGTTCTGTTGATGATGCGATTAAAGCGGCTTCTGCCTCTGCATTAAGAGAATCTTTAACTGATTTACAATCCCATTTATCAAGCACCAAAAACAAGATTATTAAAGCAGCGGAATCCGAAACAGTAGATATACATGGTGGTAGTCAGCCAGTTAATATGAACCATATATATCACTATACTGGTGATAAACATACTTTTGATTCTGGAACTGATGCTTCAAAAGCAATAGAAGTCTTAAATAATCATCCTGATTTCTATGCCACATCTGATTTACCCGGAACTGGTAATGGAGAATTTAAGTTTGGAATTGAAGGAACTAATATGTGGGGTGGAGATTTAGACACTCTTGAAGGTGTACTTTATTCTCACGGTAAACTAAAAGAGGCTCTTGAACTCGTTGCACGAGAAGTTGGAACTGACAACCCTGTATATGAGCAATTAAATAAACAATATGCAGAAGTTAATGAGAAAGTCAAGGAATACAATGATACTATTTCCGAAATAAATGAAACCTCTGCTCAACTTCATATCTATGAAAATCTTATTGGTAGAGACATTCCAACAACAACTACCGAATTTGAAGCATTTAGAGATGAGTTAATTAAAGGTGCTATCGCCTCTAATGATTTCGTAGGAACGCAAGAACAAATTGAGAATGCAATCAACAACACTTTGAGGGCGCAGTCTGATTTTGCGAAGTTCTACACAAGCGGCGGCGGTTTAGCAAATTATAAAATCTCTTTCTCCGAACTCATTGCAGATGATGACTTTTCTGACATAGTTGATGACTATATTGAGAAAATCAACACTCTTAAATCCGCACTCGAATCCTATCAAGACGGAAGTTTTGAGAACGAAGATTTTGTCGAATTGTTCAGACAATTCCCCGAACTCGCTGACGATACCGACAACCTCGCAGAAGCCATTCAAACATTGATGGAGACCTATAACGGTCTTGCAAGTGACAAACTTGGTGGATATGCAAAAGACCTCGCAACAAGCGAAGATATTGCACAGTTCAATCAGTTTATGGCTAACTTGCTCGGAATGAGCAAGACTGGTTCAACGGAATTTGAGTCTATTCAAAAGTCTTACGAGAGCGACTTATCCGAATTTGACCATTTGGTTAATACATACGAGAACGCCATAGACGCAATGGAAAAGTCTGGTTTGAGAAGGACTACGACTTACTATGAAAAACTTCGTGGTGTTGAGCAAAATCGTATTACTATACTTCAAAATGAGTTGGCTGCTCTTACGACAGAGTTCCAAAACGCAATCCTTTCCGGAGAAGTCAAAGAAGGTAGCGAAGAATGGAACAAAATGAACTCCGCAATCAACAAGGTTAAGGAGTCCATTCAGAAAGCCGAAATTGCTGTTCAAGATTATAGCAATACCATTCGAGACATTGAGTGGGAATATTTCGACTATCAGCAAAAGTTGAATTCACAAGTCACCGATGAATCTAACTTCCTGCTCGACCTTATGAGCGGAAAAGATATGGTCGATGACAAGGGTGCATTTACAGAGTTCGGCAATGCCGCAATGGGATTGCACGGTGTCAACTACAATGTTTACTTAAAGCAATCACAGCAATATGCCGCAGAACTTGCTAAAATCGAAGCAGAACTTGCGACTAATCCCTACAATCAAGACCTGATTGATAGGAAAGAAGAACTTCTCGGATTACAAAGAGATAGCATTCTTGCTGCGGAAGATGAAAAGCAAGCAATGATTGACCTCGTTAAAGAGGGTATAGACGCTCAATGTGATGCAATGAAAGACCTCATTGACAAGTATAAAGAGGCTCTTGATTCTGCAAAAGACTTGTATGATTATCAGAACAAGGTTTCCGATATTACACAAGAAATCGGCACGTTGCAAAAGCAAATCATTGCTTATGAGAATGATACTTCGGAAGAAGCAAAGGCTCAAATTCAGCAATTAAAGGTTGACCTTCAGAAAGCACAAGAAGAACTTCAAGAGACTGAATATGACCAGTTCATAGCAGACCAAAAGAAACTTCTTGACCGTTTGTATAACGATTACGAGCAAATTCTTAATCAGAGACTTGATGATGTTGATACTTTAATTTCCGATTGTATTGCTTCAATCAATGATGGCGCAACTGAAATTCAAGGAACACTCGGTTCTCTCGGAACTACGCTTTCTTCCAATATGTCTACCATTTGGAATACGGCTGGCGGAGTCGGAACAGTAGTATCTACATTCAATGATGATTTCGATACAAAGATGACTACCGTTGGTACTACTCTTGGAAATATTGAAACCTTGGTTTCTAATATTAAGACGAATAGTACAAACAATAGCACAGTTACAACAAATCCAGACAACTCTGGCGGAGCAACTAATCCAACAGAACCAACAGAATCAGAAGTTCCAAATTCTACCCAGCCTGAAATTCCAGCACACACTTATTCTGGAACAGAAATGCCCACGGCAATAAGACCATATACAACTATCCAAGATTATAGAAATGCCATTCAGGGTCTTACGAATGATATGATTGCTGATAACAAAGCAAATGGCAGAGAAGAATACTTCTATGTATCATCTCAACAGTGGCAAGCACGTTCACGTGCGGCAATGTCAACGGATAACATTGAAACTGCAAAATCAGCGTATGAGTGGTTAAAGGGATATTATGAGTCTATTACTGGAAAAGCAGCGAGATATAAGGAAGGCGGTCTTGTTGATTATACAGGTCTTGCGTGGGTTGACGGAGTAAAATCTAAACCCGAAGCATTCCTTGATGCCGAAGATACTCAAAACATTGCTTCCCTTCGTGATATGCTTCGTGCTTTGGCAAGTGACAGCATTGGTGTTAGTAATCCTCTTTACTCTATGTTCGAGCCGATTACATATCAAGGTAAAGTGCCTGGATTAGAGGACAAGATTTCAAGTCTCTCAAAGCATACCGAAACAATCAATGTTGAAAATCATTTTGAAATCACAATCCCGATTGATAAGGTAGAAGATTATAACGACTTCGTGACAAAACTTCAATCCGACCCGAAATTCGAGAAAATGATTGAGGCTATGACATTAGGTAGACTTAAAGGCGGAAGTCCACTTGCAAAGTACAACTATAAATGGAAATAAAAAGAGGGATGGCTTTACAGTCATCTCTCTTTGCGTATAACGAAAGGAGGTATCAGTATGTACGCAACAGATTTTGAATACGATGGCAGATGGTTAAGCGACTATAACTGTATCGTTTGTGATTTTGAAGATTCTTCTGGAACAAAAGTTGCCAGTGCTGGTTCTTCTATCACATTTAATAAAATTACACGAGATTACGGAAAAAAGAATTCTCTTTCCGGAATTCAATACGACCAATGTATTACTGCAACATTTGATATTTGTAAAAATCCAGAAGTTATAGATAACGAGGACTTGCCCTTTACATCTGACGAATGTAGAGACATTATGCGTTGGTTAAATCGTGGTAAATTCTATAAGTTTAGGGTTTTGTATGACGATGTTGATATTGATACTTTCTTCTTCAATGCAAGTTTCAATATTGAGAAAATCAAAATTGCTGAACAAGTCTATGGATTTAGGCTTACTATGGAAACGGACAAACCATATGCTTATGGGGAAACCGAAAAATATACTTTCGACATTAAGAGAACGCATTTACTTAAAACATTCAATGTTAAAGATGTGTCCGATGATGTCGGAGACACTTACCCGAATTTTGAAATTACTTGTAGTGCAAGCGGAGACCTTACTATCACAAACACTACAATGGGAATTTCTACATATATAAAGAACTGCACAATGGGAGAAGTGATAAAGATTGACGGAGAAAATATGATAATCGAAACATCTCTTTCAAGAAACATTTTGAATGATTTTAATTTCGTTTTTCCGCAAATCACAAATTCGCTCGATAATATTTCAAACGGATTCACTTTCTCATTGCCTTGTGTGGTTACTATTTCTTATGACCCAATTATCAAAGAAACATTCTAAAAGAAAGGAGGTACAATAAATGAGATTATCATTTAATTCTTTGCATAATCCGAGACCATTTACTCTCGTACTTGCAAGGAAAGATGGTACAAAACTTGGAACGTTGCCGGCACACCACTTGAAAGTACACGGAGAAATGAATGCTCCTTGGTCGGTTGAGTTTTCTGTTTATAAAGTAAACAACAATCACACATTGAGAATTTGGAATGAAATCCAAGATTGTAAACTTATGTGGATTAAGGAACTCGACTTGTGGTATGAAATCCATGTTCAAACAAGTGACGGAAATGTATGTGTTAAAAGCGTTACCGCAACTTCTCTTGCAGAAGATGAACTGTCGCAAACGAATGTTTATAAAATGGAAATCAATACGGAAACCGACATTAAGAGAGACGATTATTCTCCAACTGTATTTTACGATTCCGCAGATGCATCTCGTTCTTTGCTTGATAGATTATTGGCTAAAACCCCGCATTATAGAATTGTTTCAGTTCCAGTAAGTTTAAGAACAATCCAAAGGTCTTTTTCATTTGACGGAAACACAATTTATGATGCTCTGCAAGATGTAGCGAAAGAACTTGAATGTTATATTGACTTCTCTGTTCATTCTAATGCTGAAGGCAAACCTGACCGAGCAATTAGAGTTTACGACTTAAAATCATATTGTTTAGAGTGTCGTTCTCGTGGAGAGTTTGAGAAGGTTTGTAGCGAGTGCGGAAGTGAAAATGTTTTAGCACCATATGGCGTGGATATGGGGATTTTTGTGTCAAAGCACAATTTGACGGATGAAGTTGCATTCGAGACTAATAAGGACGCTATTAAAAACTGTTTCAAATTGGAAGCAGGAGACGAGTTGATGACCGCAACGGCTATCAACTGTAATCCAAATGGAAGTTCTTATTTGTGGTATATTCCGCAATTTATGAAAGATGATATGCCGCAAGAATTAGTTGAGAAAATTGCATCTTATGACGAACTCAACCTTTATTATCAAGATGAACACGTTGTATCTCCAACCGAGGATTTAAGAACATCTTATAATGCACTTGTAACAAAGTATTTGGGATATAAGCCAGAACTTGTAGCATTGCCTGAAAGAATCGTTGGCTTTCCTGCTCTTATGGAAAATTATTATCACACCATTGATTTTAATTTGCTTTTACAGAGCAAGTTAATGCCGACAATCGAAACCGTTGGAACAACCGCTGCGGAACAGGCTGCAAAATTGACCGCCGCAAAAATTTCTCCTGTTGCCGTTTATTCTATTGATTACGCTTCCGGTGCAACGGTAAATAGTGCCGTTCTTGCTATGGCAAAAGCACAAGTCGATTATCGTTATCAAGTAAGAATACTTGGAGAGCCGACCTACTCCAATAAGGTTTGGACTGGTTGTTTTACTGTGACTAATTATCATGACGAAGAAGATACTGCAACGAGTAGCACAATCTCGGTAACTATTACCGACAACTACGAAAGTTATGTGCAACAGATGCTCGATAAATCTCTTGCGAATAACACAAATACCGCAACCGACATTGTAACATTGTTTGGAATGTCGGATAGCAATTTTAAGAATGAACTGAAAAAGTATTCTCTGAATAGACTTCAAGCATTCTATGATAGTTGCCAAGCGTGTATTAACATTCTTATTGAGCAAGGCTGCGGAAGTAATACCACTTGGGTGGAATCTGACCAAGACTTATATGTGGATTTATATGTTCCTTATCAAAACAAGTTGGGATATATTAGTTCAGAAATCGGTTTGAGAGAGTCAGAGATTGCAACAATCGGAAGTGTTCAAGATGAGATAATTGACAACCGCAATGCTATTCAAAATGCTTTGAATTTTGAGACTTATCTTGGAACTGACTTGTGGCACACATTTATTGCCTATCGTAGAGAAGATACATATTCAAATCCGAATTACATTTCCGATGGCTTAAATAATGCCCAGTTGTTCGAGAGAGCAAAACAGTTTGTTGAACTCGCAAAGTCCGATTTATATAAGTCGGCAAATTTGCAACACACAATTAGTTCTACATTAAAGAACTTGCTCGTTATGAAAGAATTCGACAAGTTACTTGACAACTTTGAACTTGGAAACTTTATTCATATCGAGTGTGATGGTAATATTTATAAAATCAGACTTTTATCATTCGATATTGACTTCGATAATTTGAATGATTTATCGGTGACTTTTTCTGACGTTAGAGAAATTCGAGATGACATTAAGGACATTCGAGATGTTCTTGACAATTCGAGAGCAATGGGTTCTACATACGACAATGTTAAAAATCAAGCGTCCAAAGGAAAAGATAGCAGAGATGAACTTGATGACTGGTCTACTCACGGATTGGCTCTTACCAATTTGAAAATCTTGAATAGTGCCGATAATCAAGATTATGTGTTTGACGAACACGGAATGCTGTTTAGAAAATACCAGCCTTTACTTGACAATTATAGTGACGAGCAGTTGAAGATTATCAACTCGACTATTGCGATTACAAGCGATAATTGGCAGACGGTAAGAACAGCAATCGGAAGTCACTACTATATTGACCCTCTTACAAAAGAGGTTACATATGGTTATGGTATCAATGGCGAAGTTCTTATCGGTAAAATTATTCTTGGTGAGCAATTAGGCATTTACAATTCTGGTTCAACGCTCCAATTCAATAGAAACGGATTAAATATCACCAATGGTTCTTATACCTTTATGGTAAGTCCGAATGACGAAACGAATCTTGTTAAGATTTTTAGCAGTTCGGAAAGCCTTTTTACTTTTACAAAGAGTGGAAACCTTTATATTAAAGGCGAGGTTGTTGCAACGAAGGGTGAAATTGGTGGTTGTAGCATTGTCAATGGCAAACTTACAATCGACTCTGCCCATATTACGAGTGGTACAATTGATACTGCACGAATTCCTACTCTTACGGCTGATAAGATTGACGCAACAAACTTAAAAGTTGCTGCGGCAAATGTAACTGGAAAACTCACGGCATCTCAAATTGATGTTAGTGGTGTGATTTCTGCGGGAAGCATAGCCGTTACTGGTGATATTCCTACTGACTCTGAAATTACTACGATAACCAATAATACAATCAAAACAACAACCGTTACCGCTGCCAATCTCAAAGTAAAAGCGGCTAATATCACTGGCACTCTTACTATTGGTCAACTTCCATCCACTGTTGCGGAGACAAGCGATATTCCGACAACCTCGGAGATTACGACCATTACAAATAATACAATCAAAACAACGACTGTAACTGCGGCTAACCTTATTGTTAAAGCCGCTAATATTAGTGGTACTTTGACCGCTTCACAAATTAACGCAAATGGTCTAAATGTAATTAACGGCTCATTTTCTGGTACACTCTCCGGTGGAACAATCATCGGTGGCGATTTGAAAATGCAAGGAGATAAAATTTGGCTTGAAACGATGGATAATGGTGAGTCTTTTAGAATTTGTGATTCCGAAAGACATAACTATTTTTACGTTGGACAAGGATTTTGTTATCTTGGAGGCTCGGCAAAAATTGCCAATGGTTCATACGAAAGCAATTCTCTCGAAATGGGAACAACCATTAGAAATACTACTGGATATAATACGTATTTTTCGTCATTTAGCGGTATGCTTGGCGGAACGTGGTATAGTGTTAGTGCAATCTCTGTTGTTTCTGACAAAAACAAGAAGAACACGATTAAAAACATTTCTAATTCGTATGATTTGTTCTTTGATAATTTACATCCGGTTACTTATAAATATAACGATGGTACATCAGATAGGTTGCATACTGGTTTTATAGCGCAAGACACAGAGCAGGCTTTGGTTTTAGCCGGATTAACAACAAAAGACTTTGCTGGTGTAGTTATAATGAATAGAGAGGATGGCACACAAAATTGGCATTTAAGATACCAAGAATTTATTTCACTCAACACTTGGCAAATCCAACTTCTCAAACCACGTGTCGCTACGCTTGAAGAAAAAGTTGAAGCACTCGAAAAAGAAAACACAGAATTGAAAGAGCAACTTTCAAAATTATTAAATCAATAAAGGAGAGATAAAGAAATGAAATTATTTGAAATTATGAGAGCAAGAATGACCGTTGCAATGCTCTACAAGGAAAAAGTTGCCGGCAAACTTGCATATAAGTTCTTGAAATTCCTCTCTGCAACCGAAACTGACGAAAAGTTTTATAAAGAGAAATTGCAAGAAATCATTGAAAAGTATGGCGAAAAAGATGAGAAAGGAAATTTCATTGAAACGGAAACAGGTATTCAAATCCAAAAAGAATACCGTGATGATTGCCATAAAGCAATCGTTGAACTCGAATCCACAGAAGTAGACAAGCCTTCCCTCTCAATCACCTATGATGAGTTGGAAGATATTAAAATCTCTACTGAAGGTATGACTTCCCTTTTCGCTTTTATCCAAGAATGAAAGAGAGATAATATGAAGCATTATGTATATGTTTATTTGAATAATGGAACACCAAGATATGTTGGAAGAACAAACGATTTAATTCGCAGACATAACGAACATATTAAAAATGATTTCTCATGGATGAAATATTGTGATGAGATTGAATGCTATATCCTTGATAGTGAATATATTGCATCTAAACTCGAAACACATCTTATCAACAAGTATTGGGATTATGGTATTAAAAATATACAGAGATACGCTGTTGATTATACTTTTAGATTACAGCAAAGCGATGTATATTGTAAAGGAATCATTAAAATAGAAAATCTGAACCGTGTAGATTTATATAATATTTATGAAAGCGTAAATGAATTGTATAAAAATTTGCGTGATTGCAGATATTCTGAAAGGGAATTTTTCTATTGTTTACGTGAAATATATAAAAATAAATAAACGAATTTGAGAGTTTGAATGCTTATTCCCCCTTTATTAAAGAAGAATAAAGCGTTAGGTGATTTAGGTAAATCACTCACGCCAACAACGGAGGATTACCTATGAAAGACATTGTATCAATCGGAGACTTTCTTTCAGAATACACTTTTGCCGAGTTTTTGGTATTTGCGTTGATTTTCATTTTGGCAATCAAAGAAGGATTTAACTTTGTTGATTGGGTAAAAGCAAAGGTTCGCAAATCCACAAACAAGGCAATAGAAGAAAAGAAAGAACACGATAAGATAGAAGAAGAAATTGAAGATTTGAACAAGTTCTATGACGAAAAGGAAGTCGTTGACAAGGGATTTGCAGAAGCGGAAAGTAGATTTAAGAAAATTGAAGAATCTATTGAAATGCTGATTGAATCAGATAAAGAGGACATCAAGGCATTTATCACCCTCCAGCATCACAAATTTGTGTATGAGCAGGAATGGATAGATGACTACTCTATGGAATGTCTTGAAAAACGATTTGCTATTTACGAAAGAGAACACGGAAATTCATTCGTGCTTGGTCTTATGAATGAACTTCGTGCTTTGCCAAAACGCCCGCCTCGTGAGGTCGAGCATAGATATATTGGCACTGCCGAGTACATAAAGAAAGCGAATGAATAAAACCATTATTTTATTAACCATTTTGGGCAATTAAATCAGTAAGATACTATTGACCATACAACAATTATATTACATAAGAGAAGTATTTACTATTTCTCTTATGTAATTACCACAAGGTAGAAAAATAAACGAAGGGTGAAAATCTAATATGAAAAACATTATATGTTATGATTCTGGCGGTAATCAAATCACCGCTCTTGCCCAATGGGATAGAGATGTTTCTATTTATCTTCAAGAGACATTTATCGCAGAATCCCATAAAATACATTTTTTTAATAATTCAGAAGAAGTCGCCTATGTAGTTGAAAGTACATATAATGATGGAATATTAACTGCAAAAATCCCGAATATTCTCTTAACACAGCCATATGAGATAATTGGTTATGTATTTGATGAAACGGAAAATGGCGGAGGAAGGAGCATTGCTCGTTTTAGAGTAAATGTTAGGGCAAGACCACAACCATCCGATACAATTTATGATAGCACAAATGATTACATTTCGTACTATGAGATTTTAGAGAATTGTCAAACTTTTGCAACTGCGGAAGCAGCCAGAGTGACAGCAGAAGAAGCGAGGGTTGCCGCAGAGGAATTACGAGTTGCTTCTGAAAATACCAGAGATGCATCAGAGACAACAAGAATAAATAACGAGAATTCTCGTAAAGCCGAAGAAAATAAAAGAGTTGCTGCGGAAGCAAAAAGAGTAACTGATACTGCAAAAGCCATTTCAGATGCGGAAACTGCAACACAAAACGCAAACAATGCAACAGAGCAATTCAATCAATCCGCAGAAAGAATTGAAAATGCAATTATACAACTCGAAAACACAAACGAAACCGCAAGCGTAGATGCCGCAAGAGCAGAAGCGGCTGCTTTAAGAGCGGAAGCATCAGAAGATGCAGTTGAGGAAAAAGAGATTGTATTTGGTGCAAAAGTAGCATTAAAGGCAGACAATCTCTTTTTTAATACAGAAGATGGAAAACTCTATCTTATGTCTGAAGGCGAAATCATCGGTGATGGCGTAACCGTTGCCACGAGCGGTGGCGGGGGCGGAGGCGGTTCGTCCAACAATGCTGTATTAACTATGGCAAATGCAACAGGTTGGTTGTCAAATTCTATCGGTGAAAACGCAGAATGTCAAATCAAAGTTAATTGGAGTTCTATCGAAGATGGAGTTCCAACCGGTAACGGTGTTTTGACAGTCAAAGTTGGTGGTGCAACCAAGTTGACATCAAATGTTACGCAGGGTGAAGTAACAATCAATGTTACTCCATTCCTCTTGGTAGGAACGAACACCGTTAAAGTTACTATTTCCGATGCATATGGAAATAGCCGAACAATTAACTTTACCGTGTCTGTTGTCGCACTCTCGTTATCATCAACTTTTGATGCGAGTGTTGCACAAACCGGCGCAATTACATATACCTATGTTCCAAAAGGCAGTGTAAGCAAAACAATGCACTTTATTTTAGATGGAGAGGAACTTGGAACTGCTGTTGTTTCTACTTCCGGTAGACAGCAATCGTATATTATTCCCTCCCAAAGTCATGGCTCTCACAAATTTGAGGTTTACTTTACCGCAGAAATTGATGGGCAGCCTGTTGAATCTAATCACTTGCTTTATGACCTGATTTGTGTAAAGGCTGGCAATACAACGCCAATTATTGCAAGTGCATTTGATTTGACTACTATTAAACAATATGAAACTATCAATATTCCGTATATTGTTTACAATCCTGCGAGTATGACATCTTCTGTTACGCTCAAAGCGAATAATGTAGAGGTTGCACAGTTGACGGAAGTTGATAGAACGGAACACACATGGTCTTATCGAGCAGACGATGTAGGTTCTTTGAAACTGGAAATTATTTGTGGTGACACAAAGAAAACAATTTCTATGACTGTAACCGTAACAGAAATTGATGTTTCCGCAGAAACGGAAAATCTTGAATTGCACTTAACAAGTTATGGTAGAAATAATAATGAGGCTACACCCGCAACATGGTCTTATGGAGATGTAGAATGCTCGTTTAGCAACTACAACTGGAAAAGTGATGGTTGGCTTCTTGATGATGACGGAACAACTGTACACCGTGTTTCTGGTGATGCACGATTGACTATTCCTCTTAAAGTATTCGAGAACGACTTCCGTACAACAGGTAAAACCATTGAACTTGAATTTGCAACAAGAGATGTTCTTGATTATGATGCTATAATCTTGTCTTGTTTCTCTGGAAATAGAGGATTACAACTTACTGCACAAAAGGCACTCTTGAAATCCGGACAGACAGAGATTTTTACACAGTATAAGGAAAATGAGCATATCAGACTTACATTTGTTATTGAAAAGCAAGCAGAAAATAGGCTCATTTATATTTATCTTAATGGTATTATGAGTGGCGTTGCACAATATCCATCAGATGATGACTTCTCACAAGCAACTCCTGTCGATATTACTATTGGCTCAAACAACTGTACTATTGATATTTATACCATTCGTGTATATGACAACGACCTCACTCGTTATCAGGTTCTTGATAACTGGATTGCAGATACACAAGATATTACAGAGAAACTTAATCGTTATAGTAGAAACAATGTTTATGATTCTTATGGTTCTATTATTATTGAAAATCTCCCAAGTGATTTGCCTTATCTTGTTCTTCAAGCACCTATTCTTCCTCAAAGCAAGGGAGATAAAAAGACGGTTTCAGGTTATTATGTAGACCAAGAAAACGGAGATAATTCTTTCGAGTTTGAGAATGCAGAAGCCGATGTTCAGGGTACTTCATCCGCAGGTTATGCAAGAAAGAACTACAAGATTAAGTTCAAAAATGGTTTCGTAATGACAGTTGGAGAAACAACACAAGACGGTTACAAACTTCGTGCAGACAGTATTCCTACAAACACATTTACATTTAAGGCTGACGTTGCTTCTTCCGAAGGTGCTAACAATGTCGAGTTGGTTCGTTTATACAACGCAATTTGCCCTTACAAGACACCTCCCCAGGAAGTTAACAGCAAGGTAAGACAAGGTATTGATGGCTTCCCTATCGTTATTTTCCACGATGACGGAAATGGAGCAATGTTTGTTGGTAAGTATAACTTTAACCACGACAAAGGCACTCCGGAGATATTCGGTTTTGCTGAAGGTGATGAGTCTTGGGAAATTAGAAACAACACTTCAAATCGTGTATTGTTTAAGTCTGCCGACTTCTCGACAGATGATTGGAAAAACGACTTCGAGGCAAGATACCCCGAAGATAGTACATATGTTGCCAATCTCCAAGCGTTTATCGCATGGGTTGCATCTACTGACCAATCAACAGCAACGAATGCAAATCTTGAATCCGCAGTAACCTATGAAGATGTAGAATATACAAAAGATACAGCAGAATATAGATTGGCAAAATTCAAGGCTGAACTTGCCAACTATGCAGATGTCGATAGTACGGTGTTTTACTATCTCTTTACGGAAATTTTCTTGATGGTTGACTCACGAGCAAAGAACGCATTTCCCTCTAAATTTGGAGAGGACAAGTTCTGTTGGCTTCCTTACGATATGGATACTGCTATTGGTATCAACAACGAAGGTTCTCTTGCTTTCGGATATGAACTCGAAGATACCGACAAAACGGAAACCAACGCTGACGTATATAATGGTCAACAGTCCGTTCTTTGGATTAACCTCCGTCAAGCGTTTGGTGACGAAATTATGGAGATGTATCAGAATCTTCGTAAAGACAATAAAATTTCATATACAATCGTTGAGGATGCATATGAGCAACACCAGGCTAAATGGTGCGAGGCAATCTGGAATGAAGATGCTTACTACAAATATTTGCAGCCGTTGATTGATGACAACACAGCATCTTACCTCGGAATGTTGCAAGGTAGCAAATCCGAACAGCGTAAGTGGTGGCTGTATAATCGTTTTAGATATATAGATAGTAAGTATAATGCCGGAGATGCACTTACTGACTTTGTTACTTTAAGAGGTTATTCAAAGGCAGATATTACTGTTGAACCTTATGCGGATATTTACGCCACAATTAAGTATGGTTCTTATCTTGTTCAAGAAAGAGCATTAAGGGGAGACAGTTATACGTTGGCTTGCCCCCTTGATAGTCTTAACGATACAGAAATCTATATTTATTCCGCCTCACAGTTAAAGAGCATCGGAGATTTAAGTGGTCTTGAAGTTGGTTATGCTGATTTCTCTATGGCAACTAAACTTACATCTTTGAAACTCGGAGATTCTTCCTCTGATTATAGCAATACCAACTTGGAAGAATTGTATCTCGGAAACAATACTCTTTTGCACACATTAGATATTCGTAATTGTCCTAACTTAACACAGTCCGTTGATATTTCTGGTTGTAAAAATGTTGAGAATGTTTACTTCGATGGTACTTCCACGACAGGTGTTTCACTTCCCAATGGTGGTATTCTGAAAGTATTACATTTGCCTGGAACAATTACAAACCTGACATTGCTTAACCAAAAGGCATTAACGGAATTTGTACTGCCAAGTTATAACAATATCGAAACTTTGAGATTGGAAAACATTGGTAGTATTGTTGATGCACAGGCAATCTTGAATACGATGGCGGCTAATGGTCGTGTGCGTTTAATCGGTATTAACTGGTCGTTTGATGATGTAGAAGATGCTCTTGCCATTTATGACAAACTTGATACAATGAGAGGTTTGGACGAAAATGGTAATAACACAACAACCGCACAGATTTCTGGTAAGATTAGCGTTCCGACAATTACAAGCGCACAACTCGAATCCATGAAAACTCGTTATCCTGATATTACCGTTGAGTATGAAACCATCTACCATTCTGTTACTTATAAAGATTGGGATGGAACTGTATTGTACACAGAAATTCTTGTTGAAGGTTCTAATGCAACCGACCCTGTGACCTCTGGTAAAATTGATGCACCTGTCAGACCTAACACTGACGATGTTAGATATGTTTACACTGGTTGGGGTACTTTGCCCACAAATATTACTTCGAGCGTAGAACTTACTGCGAAGTATGCTGAAAGTTATGCTCTCCGCTTCTATAATGATACAACCATTATTACGACTGTATTTGTTAGTGCTGGAGGTAACGGAGTATATCAAGGAACTGAACCTACAAGAGAAAGCACTGCACAATATGATTATGCTTACACTGGTTGGGCATTAACTAATGGCGGAGAAGCAGATGCTAACGCACTGAATAATATCACCGCTCCGAGAAATGTATATGCCGCATACTCTGCTACTATTAGAAAGTACACTGTTAAGTTCTATAATGGTAACGCCCTTATGTATGAACAGCAGAATGTAGAGTACGGAACAAATGCAACCTATGGCTCTGAAACTGTACCTACAAAGGCAATGGACGCACAGTTTATTTATACATTTGATGGTTGGAGCAGAAGTAACAATAATGTTACTGATGATACGGCATTGCTTAATATTCAGGGCGATACAAATGTATATGCTACATTTACAACCGTTACTCGTGTTTACACGGTTAGATTCTACAACGGCGACACATTCTTGCAGGCTGTTGAGAATGTTCCTTATGGAGACACTGTTGAATACACCGGTGAAAGTCCTACCAAGGCGGCAGATGCACAATACATCTACACATTTAGCGGATGGAGCAAGACAAATGGTGGCATAGCAAACAATAACGATATGGTTGTTGTTGGTGAAACTAATCTCTTTGCTGCATATACAACAACAATTCAGACATATACCGTAACATTTAAGAACGGTAATGATATTCTTCAAACCGTTACGAATGTTCCTTATGGCGGAACTGCTAAATTTACAGGAACAACACCTACTCCCGATACAGAAGGATTTGTGTTTGCTGGTTGGTATCCTTCCAACACAAATATTAAGGGTGATACAATTTGCCAGCCTGTATTCGCAGACCCGAATGCGCTGAATGCAAAATCTTGGGCAGAGATTTCCGAACTGTCTAACGCTGGTACTGCGGCAAACTATTTTGCTGTCGGTGATGCAAAAGCGGTAACACTCGATGGTACTGTTGGTACTCTTGCGCTCGATAATGTAACACTTTATGTTTATATCCTTGGATTTAATCATAACGCTGATTATGAGGGCAATGGTATTACATTTGGATGTTTCAAAACTGCACAAACTGGTGGAAAAGATGTTGCTCTTTGTGATAGCAAGTATGGTAGCAACTCTACCGATGGCACAAAGTATTTCAATATGAACCACTGGGGAAATAGTAACCGAGGCGGATGGGCAGGATGCGATATGCGTTATGATATTCTTGGTTCTACTGACGTAGCACCTTCAGGATATGGTTCTTCTAAATCATCATCTACTGTTGGTTATGATGCGACTGAAACTTGTGCTACCAATCCTGTGGCTAATACGCTTATGGCTGCACTCCCCTCTGACTTGAGAGCCGTCATGAAACCTATGACCAAATATAGTGACAATAAGGGTGGTGGTTCAGGACACGTTGCTGACAATGTTACTGCCACTATTGATTACTTACCGTTGCTTGGAGAAATGGAAATTTTCGGAACTGGAAGTGGTTATAATAATAACTGCGAAGATACTTACCAGAAACAGTATGATTACTATGCTGCTGGTAATAGCAAGGTTAAATATAAGTACGACTCCAATGGTGTCGGCTCTGCTGTGATTTGGTGGGAGCGTTCTGCTATTTACAACGACTACAGCAATTTCTGCCGTGTCTACACGGGCGGCAGCGCCACCGGTAACCGCGCCTACATTGCCTATGGTCTGGCTCCGGCTTTCAAAGTCTAATCGCCATTCCAATCAAAGAAATCCACTCACGAAAGTGGGTGGGTTTCTTTAATACAATTCAAAAGGAGAAGATAAAGGATGTCAGTCCTTAAAATTCATCGGTCTGAAAGTAAAGCCGAATATATAAATACGGCAAATGAAATATTTGCCGAAACAATGCAATTTCTCACGAGACTATCTGCAAGATATTCTCGTCTATTATCGCCGGATGTTATGAGGTTGGCATCAGAAGTCCTTGATAATGCAGAAAAAGCAAACAGCATTTTTCCGTCTGATTCGGTTCGTATAGAATTACGTGAAAAGCATCTATTAGAAGCCAGAGCATCTTTAATGGCACTCGATGTGCATTTAGCACATTGTTATGAGATTATGATGTTAAACCCGCAAGGTTGCTTCTCTACCTTAAACGGCAAAGATGTACAAGCAAAAGATGCTGTTAAGAAACTTGAAAATATGGCGCAATCACTTGGAGAGAAGATTGATAAAGAAAATAATTATTTATCAAATGTTCTCAAAAGTGATAAAAACCGCCTAAAACAAAACTCCGCATCAAAACAAGAAGATGCGACAAATAGTGATTAAAATTTATTAAAATATAATAAATATGGGTGTGTCTCTGTAAAATGTTAGTCGTGTGTCGGCTCTGCTGTGAATTGGTGGGAGCGTTCTGCTAATTACAACAACAACAACAATTTCTGCAATGTCAACACGAACGGCAACGCCAACAATAACAACGCCAACAATGCCAATGGTCTGGCTCCGGATTTCACATCTTATTTTGGGTCAAACATAGTAAATTATTTGAATTAAAGACCTATGTGAAAGGAGAGATACTTCCCGGATTATTTAGTCCAAAACTACCTTTTGATGCCCTTGCACGAACGCTTCTTGCATAGTAGGAGGATATTGTGCTTAATCCTATTTTATGTGTAATGGCAAAGCAATTTAGCCGCACTCTATATTATAATTGTACGAAAGGTGAAAACTCTTTAATTATGAATAGTCAAGAAAGACATTTAGCAAGATATGAACGCCGAAAGGCAAAACGTGAACTAAAACGAAAAATGAGAAGTGATTCGATAGGCGGAATAGAAAACGCATTATCGTATGGTGAGTTATATAAAGCAGGAAAGAAATGCTGTAATGCAGTACGTTGGAAAAACAGTGTTCAAAGATTTGAAATGCACTTATTTTCCGGAACTGCGGTTAGAGTACAACAAATCCAATCTGGCAAATGGAAACCAAGTGCATATGTTCATTTCCTTTTGACAGAAAGAGGTAAAACAAGACCGATAGATGCTCCGAGAGTTCAAGATAGACAGGTACATAAGGCTTATACCAAGAATGTGCTTTTGCCGTTATATACTCCAAGTATGATATATAATAACGGTGCGAGTCTTGAAGGCAAAGGATTTGAATTTTCAAAAGAAATGTTGAAATCCGAATTAAGAAGCCATTATAGAAAATATGGTCGTAATGGAAGTATTATTCTGATGGATTTCAAACAATTCTTTCCCTCTGCTCCGCATTCGGAGATTTATAAACGGCATGACCACTTCATTTTTGATAACCAATTAAAAGTATTTGGCGATAGAATTGTCGGTTCAGTAAAGGGCGGAGTTGGTATGCCTCTTGGAGTAGAACCAAGCCAAGCAGAAATGATTGCTCTACCCTCTGCAATAGATAATTATATCAAGTGTCAATTATCATTAAAAGGTGCTGGTCATTATATGGACGATTATTATATAATCGTGCCGCCCGATAGAGATGCAAAAGAAATTATGGAGATAGTGCTAAATAAGGTCAATGCTATGGGATTGACAATAAGCACAAACAAATCAAAAATAATTCCTTTAACAAAACCATTTAGATATTGCAAGGCAAAATATATCCTTACAGAAACAGGAAAAGTAATTATCAACGGAAACAGAACATCAATGAAAAGAGCGAGAAGAAAAATCAAATCATTTAAGAATAGATTTGATAATGGTGAAATGTCGGCAGATGATTTATGGTGTTCAGTAAATGGTATGCTTGCATATTTTGAAAAATATAATGACCATAAAAAACTATTAAGACTCCGTAGGTTGTTCTACGCAATCTATGGATTTTCTTCCGAAAAGATTGAGAATTTTAGAAATAGAAAGAACAAGGAGAAAGAAATGAAATATATAGTACATAGACGATTCAAGGAAAAGGCTATTTGTGGTAATGTTAATTTACCATATGGCACAGAATGCGAGTCTGTAAATGGAATGCTATATTACAACAATAAGCCATTATGTGTGGTTACGAGTGAAAATGCTCACCAGTATTTTGCGAGAAACGATGATGGCTTTGGGTTGGACAGAGGAAAATTAACACAAGGCATTCAGAACGCCCTTAAACAAGAAGAAAACCACCAAGAAAGATGGGATAGGGTTTGGGGTGACAAAACTTGTGCAGCATACAAGAGGCAGGAACACGCAGACCATTGGCTGTGGAATCATGCCTTTTTTAATGCGGATTTAATTACACTAAACTATATCGCTGGACTTGTCGGCGTAGAAAGGAAGTAACTTATGTATCATATTGAAAGCAATAATACTGTGGTCGGTGATTACGAACTTATCGTATGGATAAAGAAACACGCAAATGGTTGCTATATTCCTTGCGAAGAAAGTGATGCAGAGGGAATTTGTGTGAAAGTTCCTCATAAGGCAACAGTAAAAGTAATTGATGAAAATGGAGAAGCCACATCGGAAGAAACTATTGTAACTTCTTATACTGATATGGTTTATAGAACAAAAGAAGATGGATTAAACGGAGATGAGCCACTTTGTACTGTTACAATCGTTGATGAATATACCACGATTGCAGAGCAAAAGGCGGCAGCATATGATATACTTGTGGGGGCGACAAAATGAGTGAAATTTTAGAACAAGCAAGAAAACTTCGAGCGCACATCGAAAATCTTTCGTCTGGAATGGAAGATAGTGCCGCATTGGAAGCGGTTCAGTTATTCCCTTCTTGGGATAAAACAAATACATATGCCGTAGCAGATAGAGTACAATATAACGGTATTCTTTACAAATGTTTGCAAGAACATACGGCACAAGAAGGTTGGAATCCAATAGATGCGAGCAGTTTATGGGCAAAGGTTTTGATTCCAAGCGAAAATGAAATTCCCGATTGGGAACAGCCTGATTCCACAAATGCTTATAGCATCGGTGACAAAGTTAAGTATAATGGCTCTATCTATGAAAGTCTTATAGATAACAACGTATGGAGTCCAGAAGCATATCCTGCTGGCTGGCAATTAGTTGAATAATTTGAAAACATAACAAAAGGGTTATAAGATGAAATATTCTTATAACCCTTAATTTTTGCGCCTTAAAAACAAAAATGAGTGTATCGCTACACTCATCTCTGTTTCCTCCTTAACGTCAGAAGCAAACTGGCTCCCCGGACAGGGCTTGAACCTGTGACATCATGATTAACAGTCATGCGCTCTACCGACTGAGCTACCGAGGAATATTAAATTAAAATCAACCGCTTTACTCTACTTCTCTACTTCAAACAGCCGACTGCGTGATGCAGTTAGAGAAGTCAATTTTTTATTACGTGTGGTATTATACCACATTATTTTTGTTTTGTCAAGAGGCTTTTTGAAATTTATTATCGAATTTATAATAAATTGTAATTTCTTGC